GAAGATACTTCAATGGGTGATTCTGCTAGAACTTATAAATCATCATTGACTTCTTTCTCAGGAAGTTTAGATGTATTTTGGGATGAGACTGATACTTCAGGTCAAGGTGCTTTAACTATTGGCTCAGAAGTAACACTTAATGTATATCCTGAAGGCGATACAGCAGGTGATACTTATTATACTGGCACAGCTATTGTTACTGGTGTTTCAAGAAGTGCATCATTTGATGGATTGGTTGAAGCAAGTGTTTCAGTACAAGGTACTGGTGCATTGACATCAACAACAGTATAAGACGATGTCAGTAATAGATAACGCAAAAAAGCATTTTGCAGAGCAAGATGTCAAAGTAATCGAAGTGCCTGAATGGGGTGAAGATGATAAACCTCTAAGAATATTCAGTAAGCCATTGACGTTAGCTGAAACTTCTAAACTTTATAAAATGAGTAAAGAAGATGATTTAACGATGATGGCTTATGTTCTTATATACAAAGCATTAGATGAGAATGGAGATAAGTTATTTGATTTAGGTGATAAAAATGCCTTATTAAATAGCGTTGATAGAGAAGTATTAGTAAGCGTTGCTACAAAAATTATGGGTCAAGAACCCATTGAGGAAACGAAAAAAAACTAATAAAGGATACTAATTTATATGTGCAATATGCACTAGCTGAAAAACTTGGAAAGACCTTAGAGGAACTCCAACAAATTAGTGTCCAAGAATATCAAGGATGGATAGCTTACTTAGAGTTAGCTGAAGAGAAAAGACAACATGGCAAATAAAAAAGTAAAGTTTGAATTAACCGCAGTTGATAAAACCAAAGCAGCATTTGATAAGGTTACTAAAGGTCTTAAAGGTGTTGGCTCTGTAGCTGGTAAAGCTAGTATGGGTATAGCTAAGGTAGGATTAGCTGCTACTGCTTCTGCAACTGCTTTAGCTGCATTAGTTAAGGTTAATGTAGACTTTATGGATAAGCTAGGTAAAACAGCTTCTAAGCTAGGTATAGAGGTTGAATTTTTACAAGCTATGCGATTTGCTGCAGAGCAAACAGGTGTAAAAGTAGAAGCTCTTGATATGGGTCTACAAAGATTCATAAGAAGAGCAGCAGAAGCTGCACAGGGTACAGGAGAAGCTAAAAGAGCTTTTGAACAGTTAGGAATAGAGCTTACTGACGATAATGGTAATTTAAAGGATACTAGAGATTTATTTTTTGAAGTAGCAGATGGTATAGCCAATGCAACTATTTCAGCAGAACAAGTAAGGCTATCTTTTAAATTTTTTGATTCTGAGGGTGTTGCTTTAGTAAATACTTTAAAAGAAGGCTCTAAGGGTTTAAGAGAATTTGAGCAAGAAGCAGAAAATCTAGGAATTATTATAAGTAGACAAAGTATTGCAAAAGCTGAAATGTTTGCTAATTCTATAAATATACTTAAAAAACAAATTACAGCTATATCAGCAAATATAACTGCTGCATTTATTCCTGCTCTTAATGATGTTTCTGAAAAACTAAAAATAATATTAGCTGATATGAAGGGTGGTGAGACTACCTTTGAAAACTTTGGTAAGGATTTGGCTGTTGGTATTCTTACATTTATGAGAACTGCATTTGTAGGCTTTGTTGAGTTTATGAATGGCATAAAAAAACAAATAGCTGACTTTTCACAGACCAAAATTGGAAAAATGATTTTTCCTGAAATGGCGGATGAACAAGCAAAGCTAAGAGCAGATTTTAAAGAAACAGGTAAAGAGCTAGATAAGTTAAATAAATTACTAGATAGACCCGACCTCTTCAATAGATATAAGGGTGGTGTTTTTGAATTAGGTGCAACAATTGCAAAAACTAAAAATGAATTAAAAGGCATTGAGTCACAATTAGAAGGAATAGACCCTGAAGATAATGATTTTATAAAAGCATTTGATGCAATGATTGCTAAGGTTAAAGATTTTAATCTTGAGATAGATGACCCTAAAAAAGATGACCCATTAGGCACTAAAAAAATGTCTGAAGGAGTTTCAAAATTTAAAGATAGTCTAGGTGCAACTGATTTAGCTATTGAAAATCTAACAATAAACACAATGAAAAAGTTTGAAGATACTTTAATTGAAGGTCTTAAGAATGGTAAATTAGCATTTCAAGATTTTGCAAATTATGCAATAGAGCAAATGTTAAGGATAGCTTTACAAGAAGCAATAATAGCACCCATGACTGGTGGTGTAGAATCTTTCTTTAAGGGAATATTTGGCAAAAAAGCATTAGGTGGTGCAGTAAACGCAGGTAAACCTTACATGGTAGGTGAATCAGGTAGAGAATTATTTATACCAAATCAAGGTGGACAAATTGTAAGCAATCAAGATTTAAAAGGTATTAATTCAACACAAACAGCACCAGTAGTAAACTTCAACATATCAACAGTTGATGCTGCTGGATTTGACCAGTTATTAGCATCAAGAAAAGGACTTATAACATCAATTATTAACAATGCCATGAATACTCAAGGCAAAATGGGGGTCGTATAATGTCAGGACAATTTCCAACAGACCCAAACTTTAAGTCATTAGTATTCACAGACAATAGACCTATATTATTAAACCAAACACTATCAGGTAAAAAATCCGCAAGACAAATAGGTGCACAATACTTTTCTTTTACAGTACAAATGCCACCAGTTGACCAATTAAAAGCACAGGAAATATTTGCATTTTTATCTAAACAAAAAGGTGGCTATGAAAACTTTACTATTGCAGCACCACTAAACAACAAAGGAAATAGTCATAGTGAAACTGATATTGTTGTTAATGGTGCAACATCAGCAGGTGCAAGTGCTGTACCTATGGATGGTTTTTCGCATACTAACCATGCATTAAGAGCAGGTGACTTGATTAAATTTGCAGGTCATTCAAAGGTTTATATGGTGCAGGATGAAGTAACTGCATCAGGTGGTAGTGCTACAGCAAACATACAACCAAACTTAGTTGCTAATGTTGCTGATGATGAAGCTGTTACAACTAACAAACCACTTTTTAATGTTTATCTTGCAAATGATGAAATTAGATACACCACAGACATAAGTGGTTTCTACAACATTTCTTTTGATGTAAGAGAGGTCATTGAGTAATGCCAAGAAGTTTATCAACAGCATTACAAACTCAAGTATCTGCTCAACAAACCAAAACAGCTTTTCTTGTAGAACTAAATTTATCTACTGTTATAAGACTAACTGACTTTTATAGAGACGTTACTTATGATTCTAATTCTTATGAAGCTGGTGGTTCTTTTCTAGCGGTTGATACAACTACTGAAACAGGGCAACTACAAGTCAATGACATAAACTTATCTTTTTCTAATGTTACTAATCAAGTAAGACAGCTTGTAAGAACTGGTGCTTTTACTGATAAGGTTGTTAATGTTTATGTAGCTTACTTTGATGTTAATGAAGATATTGTAGGTGCTATAAATTACTTTACTGGTCAAATTAAAAACGTAAATATCACAGAGAATATAGATAGCGGTGTTTTAAATATTAGCGTTGCTTCTCATTGGGCAAACTGGAATTTAACAAAAGGCAGACATTATTCAGATGAATCACAACAATCAGTATATTCAGGTGATAGAGGTTTAGAATATGCTACACAAACTAAATCAGATGTAAGGTGGGGTAGTTAATGGTTCTTGGTGCTATTCTAGGATTTTTTGCTGGTATAGGTGTTGGAACTGGTGCTGTAGCTGTAATTACAGGTGCTCTAACACTTGCTACTTTTGCTGTAGGAGTTAAAGGCTACTTACAAATGAGAGATATGTTAGCTAAAGGTCAAGACATTATGGCTAACAAGACTGCTGCAGGTGGCAAGATACCAGTTATCTATGGAACTAGAAGAGTAGGTGCACAAGTAGTTTACATGGATACTAAGTTTAATAGGTCAAAAGACTTGTTTGTAGTCTATGCATTAGCTGTGGGTGAATGTGAAGAAATACTAGGTAGAACTATAGAGATAGATGGCAATAGTATTTTAGATGGCAATATCTACAAAGGCGGTGGATATGTAGGCTCAGACAAAATATCATCAGGTAATGGCTCTTTAAACACCGCATCTCAAGTTGGTGATGTCCAATACTCAAACCCATTTGCATTAGGAACTGACCCGACACTTAGATATTCCTTTGTATTTAATTTGCATCATGGTGCATCAAGTCAAACAGCAGACCCTATGCTTAGAGCATCTATTCCTGAAGCATGGTCAACTAATCACAAGCTAAATGGTATTTGTTACATAGCTGCTGCGTTTGATTACGATAAAAGAGGAATGTATAAAGGTGTTCCACAAATTACAGTACAAGTTAAAGGTAAAAAAGTTTATGACCCTAGAAGTGATACAACCGCATGGTCTAGTAATGCTGCATTATGCTTTTTAGATTACATACAAAATGATGAGTATGGTAAAGGTTTAGCAACAGCAGATATAAACATGACAACATTTGAAACTGCTGCTGATAAATGTGACGTACTACAAAATCAACCCTTCTATGGAAGCAGTTATCAGAACGTGACTTGGAGTGGTACTTCAGGCACTAATAGAATAAGAATTAATACTTATGACGATGCTTTTCAAAATAAAACTGATGAAGTTATTACTATAAAAGACTCAAGTGGTTCAACTGTATTAGCATCTCAAAATATTAATGCATGGCGAACAGATGAATTCTTTGATGAATCAAGAGTAAATGAAATTATTATAGATGATGATTTGGGTGATGATTACACAGATGAATCAGGCTCTATATTTACCCAAGTCAAAAGATTTCATTGCAATGGTTATGTAGATACTAATAAGAATGTCATGGATAATGCAAAAGAGCTTCTTGCAAACATGAGAGGTATCTTTACTTATATAAATGGCAAGTATGAGTTACAAATAGAAGATACAGGTTCTTCTACATTTAGCATTACAGATGACCACATCATAGCTGATTCAGGCATATCTATTGACTATGGTAGTAAAGACAAAAAAGCAAACAAAGTTATTGTTGAGTTTTTTAATGCTAATTTAAAATATGAATTAGATACAGTCACAGAATTACATGATGCTTCACCTAATTACTATTCAGATGATGGTGAAATTTTAGAAATAAAAGCAGAGTTTCCATATATCACAGACCCTTACATTGCATCTAATATGGCAAAAGCTATTTTGCAAAGAAGTAGAAAGCAAACAACAATACAGTTTTTAGGAACACCTGAAATGTATAAGTTAAATATAGGTGATATTGTTGACATTACTTATTCAGGTTTAGACTTATCCACAGCTAATTCAAACAATGTATTTAGAATTGAAGCATTAGAACTGCAACCAAATGGTCTTGTTTCAGTTAGTGCAATAGAGTATTTTGACATCTATTCTTGGGAAGTACCAACTATAGAAACAACAGCAGACCCAGTAAACTTACCAACTGCAGGTGCATTAAAAGCACCGCAAAATGTTGTTTTTACTGATACAGATGCATCAGCTATAAATAGACCCACCTTAACTTGGGATGAGCCAACTGATTTTCCAGTAAAAGAATTTAGAGTAGATATAACTGATAGCTCAAGTAATGCAGTTATAAGTAAAGTAGTAGATACTAACTCTGCTGATTTATCCTTTATCCCAAAAGGTAGTAATTATAATTATTCTATAACCTCTATTAATGGCTTAGGAGTTGAATCTAATGCAACAACAAGCACATTTACCATTGCAGATGACCCAGTTAAAACAACTGAAGTAGAAATGAATGGAGTTACCATGTCAACAGTTGAAACCTATGGAACTGTATCAGGCAAAACAGGTAATTATGTTAATTTTACAAACAAGGTT